TTTTAGATTATCTAAATTGATATCCATAACCTTGCCATCAACATCATGTGTAATAGCTTCATTGACAATCTCATCAATTGCCATATCACATTCTGGATGGTTAGACATTTCACGATAACGAGTAATTAACTCTAACTCATTACGAATAGAGCCCTCTAGGTCAACATATGTACCATAGTGAGCATTTTGAGTAATAGTAACCGCACCATCATCAATGGTTTCGGTTGGAAGCGAAAAAGAAGCTTGCTCAGGTTTCTCAACCTGAACAATATCCTTTTTACCTAGTGTGAAGCCAAACAGAGATACGGCCATTTTATATCATCCTAAAAAAAAGTAAAGAAGGACCGAAGTCCTTCTTCTTACACAACACCAGTATCGACTGATTCCCACCATTGGTAGGACAGCGTTACGGTAAATTCTTCAATAGTATCGTTAGAACCCCAATCAACATCAATTGGTGCAACATCAGTTGGAAACACACCTAAGAATTTATACTTCTTAAGCGTTTGACCAGCTTTACCAAATTGAGTAACTTCAGAATCAACTGTGTAACTACCAGGTGTCTGAGCTATTGGACTACGAACATTCAAACTATGACTATTGATGCCATTCAACCAACGCTCGAAAGCATTGCGAACAACAAAATCTTCATCGTTAATAATCGTAATTGTCCAATCTTGGAATGTGCGATTGCCTGCAAACTTTAGTTCACGACCAAAGTATTGAACAGGAACTACACCAACTGTTGTGCCAGGTAACTGAGCTGTTTTGCACATGAAAGTTAATTTCTGTTGTGCATCTCCCGGTGCTGAGAAACCAGGAAACGGCATACTCACCTCAAATAGATTTGGGCGAGCACCGTCTCCTACCATCTGAGAGCGGAATTGATTTACATTAAATGCCATTGTTTTCTCCTATCTCTCTATTTATTAGAACCGGCCAACGATTTCTTCAAACGAAACACCTGTGCGAACTGCCACAAAGTTAAGTTGAATAAAGTTGACTGAACGAGCTGGTTTGATGTAGATATCGCCTACAAAACGATTACTGTCAATAACTTCTGGTGTGTTGTTTGTTGTGTCGCAAACTACACGGAAGTCAGTAATACCACGGCGACCTTGAACATCACGCAGGTATGGTTCTACTAAGTTTACAAACTGAGCACGAGTAAATTGGTCGTTGAATTCAAACAATGTTGAACGAGCTGCACGAGCAATAGATTTCTCAAGCACAATGAATAAACGGCGAACATTGATGCGGTCAAATACTGATGGACGATTCAACATTGTCTTATCACCAAACAGAATTGTACCTTCACCTTGGAATGTTACAACTGGATTGATACCTTGAACATACAAGTTATCACGCTCAGCTTTGGTTGGGTTATATGCCAACTTAATAACATTCTTAATAATACCACGATTTAAACCACCAGGTGAGAACCATGGATCACGCTCAAGGTCTGTGCGAGCACAAACACCAGCGATATCACCATTTAATGGTACCCAGCGATACACATCGTTATACTTGTCGTATTGATATTTGTAACCAGAATCTAATACAGCATAAGATGAACTTGTCAATCCTGCACGGAAAGAAAGAATACTTGTCGATTCAAAGCCTGCGTTATTAACAACAGATGCTTTGGTTGGCGACAAGAATACTAATGCATCTTTACGAGATTCAACAGTAGAAATTAAACTTGTTGCTACTGTTGCATTTCCTGGACCAGAAATTAACAATGAAACATCAACAACATCAGGATTAGCAAAGAATCCGTATGCAGTAACTACTTCAGAGTTACCAATCGTACCGTCTGCACCAGCACTTAACGATGAGTACCAAGCATTGTTTAGATTTGTATATGTTGTTCCTGAAGCGGCAGTTCCCCAATTAGATGAACCTGGCTGATGAGCTAACCACCAAACGTATTGTGATTGAGTATTCAATACTGTTTTGTAGTAGTTTGAAGAACCATCATTGTTGATTGCATCAGATGCTTTAGAAACAAAAGAGTATTTTTCCAATACTGTGTTTGCAGTACCACTAAATTTACCATCTTCGTCAACAATAATAATATGCATTTCATCTCTACTACCGGCTTTATCTGACACATAATCTGATGTGCCTGGAGCAACACCAAATTGGTCAGCATATTGCCATTTCTTTAGAATTGGCGTACCAACTGTAACATTGGATGTAAGTGCAGTTGAAACAATAATTGCAGTTGCGTTAACAGAAGCAACACGATTATATGTTGTTCCATTGTCAAGCGAAATTAAATCGCCAGCAGCAATATTAGCGGCAGCATTTGCGTTGCCATTAACATTAATAACTGTGGTTGGATCTGCCAAATAGTTCAAAGCGTTTGCTCGTAAACTATCTGTAACAGTTAAGTTAGCAGAATAAGCTTGTGAAGATGGGCAAATAGATACTCGCAAAGAGTTACCCAATGCACCAGCCCAGCGAGCAGCAAAAGGACCATAAGTTGTATTGACTGCACCTTCGTGGTTATTTACATAATCACTTTCATTCTCAATCAAAATACCAGATGCATTAGCAGTGGCATTAAGAGTAGAAGTTGTGTTAGCAGAACGAACAATTTTTAAATTATTTGAATATGCAAGGAAGTTTGCAGCTGAGAACCAGTATTCATAATTTGTAGTGTCTGGTTTACCAAAACGACTAACGAGTTGAACCTCGTCAGACACGGTAACCACTTCATTTACTGGACCCCAATTGAAATTTCCAGCAATACCACCAATAGAGGTGGCAACGGAAGGGACAATTGTAGTCAGGTCGATTTCTGATACATTTACCCCTGGTGATAGCTGAAATGCCATGGATTTCTCCTTAGTTTACGGGTCAATTTTTCTTTATGTTCTATTTAGTTTTTCAGAAAGTTGATACTGAATAACCTGGAGGCAAGTGGGGTTTTTCTTTTTCCTCTTTCCACACATCTCCATCTTCCACAGTAAGTTCTTCCTCAGTTCCATTCATTATGAATCCAAAAGGAACAACATCTTCTTCAATCTGTTTAATTCTTTCTTGGTACATTGCTTCACGAATATTAACATCACTCATTTCTCTAAAGTATGGATTAGTCGTTAGCCAACTAAACAACACCAACGGCATGACCAAATCATCGTGGTAACCTTCGTCAGCCTGATAACTATCTCTTACCTGAATAAAAGTAGAGATTTCAGATATAACATCTGGATCAAATACAAGAAGTTTCTTTTCTTCTAGTAAAGACTTAAAGGTGAAACATCCAATTCGTTTAACCCTCTTATCGGTATTTACACCCAACTGAGTTTTGCCACCACCAAAACCACCAGAAACCACTTGGCCAGACTTTGTGCTACGATTAACAAACACAATATTGCCATATTCTAGTTCATTGTGAAGAATATGAGCCACTTGTTCACTACTATTTGTTTCAATCAATACATAAGCATCATTGAAATCTCGTGCTACTTTATGTATCACGGTTGGGTATAACATAGGTGCAATTTTATTATCTCTATATTTGCCCACTAACTTATAAGGAACTTCGGTAATATCCACAATAACGAATGCCGAGTAATCTCCACCAACTCCTTTTGCCGTATCTGCCACTATCACATAACTGTGTGGTTTTCTTACAAGCTTTTCTTCATCGTCCCTTTCCGCCTTGATTGGATACTCATATAGGTCGAGTCCGTCTTTTGAATACACCGTAGGACAGGTCGACATATATTCAATCGTGGACGAATCAATTAAAGTTAAACTTGACCCAAGGAACTTACAGAGAACCTCTTGGTTATATTTAAGTTCGCCAAGTTGCCGTCTTTGTTCTAATGCCCAAGCCTCATCTCTGCCTGGAATACGATTGTAGGGAATAAACATTGGAACAAAGTCATTCACTTTATTCACAGCATCATTCCAAAACTTCCAAAAATGGTTATAACCAAGTGGTGTAGAAGTGATTAAAATCTTTGTCGTTTGACCGGCAGAGATAACTGGATAAACCGCAGTAAAGAATTGGTCTGCAATTGTATTTGGAATAATTGCAGCTTCGTCGATATACAATAAGTTAACAGACTTACCACGAATACCAGCTGCAGTTGTTGCCGCTGTAAAAACGACCGAACCATTTTCTAATTCTATGTCACCTTTATTCCATGTTTTTACACCTTGTTGCATCCATGATGGAAGATGTTCAAACATCAACTGATAACGGGACATTATCTCACGAGCAGTAGATGCTTTGTTTGCAAGAATAGCAACAGTTTTGGATTCTTGGAATAATGTGTACCATAAAATGTATGCAGCCGCAACAGTAGTTTTACCTTGCTGACGACCTTCCATAATAATTACCTTGCGGTTTTTATGGATGGTTTCTACTTTTTCTTTTTGGCAATCGTAAAGTTTGAATGGTTGAATACCATGGTCTAGTGTAACTATGTAACAATAGTTATCAATAAAATAAATTGGATCTTCAACACACTTTGCTAACTCTAAAACTTCTTTTTCGGTATAGGGTAGTTCTATACCTGCACGCTTTAGACTGGAATTTCCGTTGTATCCATTATTATTCATTCAATTATTTTGTAAAACTTCTTAACATCCAACCATGTTTTTGGTGTTGGTCTAAAATGTCTTGTAGAAAGTTACCAACGGCTGGTTCATTTGCACCTTCAGCTGCGGCAATACCAGCACGCAAATGCATCATATATCTTTCATTATCATTTTTTAAATTCGACAACATTGTTAATGCTGATGGAATGGTATCTGTTTCTTCAATATCAGATAGTTCTAACATTCTACTTAGTGATACTGGTGCATATGAATTTAAGGCACGAATATGTTCTGCGATTGGGTCAACATTGGCATATACAGATTCATAAAAATCACCTAGAAATCCATGATACTGTGCAAAATCTGGACCCTCAATATTCCAATGGTATGAGTGTGCCTTAAAATACAACCCAAAGGTTGTACCTAAAATTGTTTTCATTTGTTCAATTAATTGTTCCATGGTATTATTTATTCTCTCTAATTTGTTTAAGTAATTCTGCGGTAGATCCAACAAATACTGCTTTCTCAACATTAATAGATTGATTGTTTATCTCAACTGGTCGTAAGCTTTGTTTTTGTTTTTGAATCTCTAACAAGTCTTTGTTCAAGTCACCTAATGTTTTAATAAAATTAGCGGCAACTTCATATGCTCGTGGGTGCTCAGATTCTTGTGCAACTAACAATAGGTTATCTATGGCTGCACCACCTTTATCTAGTAAACCTTTAATGTTTTTTCTTGCTAAAGCTGCGTCAGTTTCCACTTCATCGGAGGCAATTACCTCTGTGGTTGGTTTGACCGCAGGCAAAACTTCTGGTTGTTCCATTGGTTCAATGTCAAAGATTTCAGATAAGTTGTCGTTCAATTTTTTCATATTAAAGTATCAGGCCATTCAGTAAATGTTTCTTCAAATCCATATGGACCATTTCCATTTGCATTTGGTGGTTTAGGTGTTATTACAATTGCTACCGCTTTTGTTTCTGATTGAGATACAGTTGAAATGGTAAAAGTTGAATTGGAATAAACTCCAGTTACTTTATCATTTGCTTGAACTTTTTTATTCAAGTTTGTTAACACCAATGTACCGTCTGCGGTATTACTAAAGTATAATACTTTACCTGTTACACCTCGTTTCTCAACTCTAATATCTTCACCTGTTGTATATACTCCAAAACCTGTTGCCATATTAACATATACTTTTTGTGCATCCAAATTAGTAGAATCGGTAAATATGTTTGTATTGGCTTTAGTAATAAGTTTACTTGAATTATTAGCGGATACTGGAGGCCAGATATATGCCTTTGCAGTAAATGTAAGATTCCAAATAATTAAACGAGTGTTCATAAAGTCGCCTTCATAATCAACTTCAGGGCTTACTGAATTGAGAATAACAGGCATATCATACTTTTGATCCATTTGGCTAATGAAATCAATTGTTACTGTAAAATCTGGTGTAAAAAATGGCAGTATTTGTTCTAGTATCTGTGTACCATCTTCTGTGTTACGAACATAGATTGATAAGTTAAAATCAAAATTATATGGAACGGGTGCATACTGGCTTCTAAAAGAACCAGAACTAAACCCAAAGTTTTGTAGTGTAGATTGTTGTTTTCTTGTGGTGTCATATGTCATTCCAACCAAATCAAAACTCATGCGAGGTACAGTTGTTGCAATAGACTTTGTAAGATTTGGGTCAGACTGTAAACGAACTAAGTATTTTTCTTTTGCACCATATGATAAAGGTACTTTAGTAATTTCATATGCTGTTGACCCATCTTTTGAATAACGAGTCAAAAGAATATCATTAAACATAGAACCAAACGCAACAACAATTTTGCGAATCGTTCGGTTATAAAAGTGTGCGTTACCTAACATTATGCTTCACCAAATGGATTGTGTTCTGTAAAATCAATAATAGCATCAGATTCGGTTTCAATACGATTATTATCAATTACATCTTCAAAGGCATTATCCATTGTTGAAGTATCAGAAACAGTATTTAATCCCCAAGCCGCACTACTAGTTTTACCTCTTAATGTGCCAGTAGTAAATGTTCCTCTAACTCTATAAACATCAACGGAACTACCAGTTACATAGTTGTGAACAATAGCTTGTGCTGTTGCATTAGCATATGTGGCATCAGGACTTACAAATACAATTTCATCATTAACAAATGCACCTGAACCACCAGCGTTTAGTGTAAGGCGAGTGCGTGGGTATGCATCTCTAATCTGACCATCAATTTCTGCATTGCCTGTTTCAACAACTTCATTAGAGAATACAAATTGTTTTAACTTCAATGCATATACATAAACATTTCCGCCACGACCACGACCTAAAGTGTAATACATGGCCTGACCATTTTCATGTTCTACAAAGGTAATTTCAAAGAAATTTTGTAACATAGGAACATAAATCAAATCGCCT